AAATAATTTATGATAATAATAATAATAATAATAATAATAATAATAATAATAATAATATCTAATATAAAATACAATGGCCATTGTTTTTAGTTCTAACGCTTTACTTAATATACACCCGCTGACCACTATAAATGGCAGCATTTGTTATGAAATACGAACGAGTGACGGCCCAATTAGATATATGTTCACACCGGAATCAACCACATTTATTGCCACAAAACATGATGATGACATTCATATTTTCAATTTAAAACAGGATCGCGTCTTTCCAGACGAGTTTAAAGAATACATTGAACAAATTAGGGGAAAAATATACAAGTTTTTTTTTAAAAAACTTTCAATTGGAGACTCTGTAAGCTTATGGCGCAAGATAAATGATAATTCACACAATTTTGCAATCATACGCCAAACATCTTCGGAATTCAAACCGTCCATCGTTTTGACACATGCAAAAAGGATTGTTGACCAATTAAATGCTGCACTTCAACCGACCTGTCCTGGTTTTCATTTGCAAATTGATTACATCACATCATTCCCTACGGATAGCGTCGTGTCTTTGTATTCAGATATTCCTCTGAATTCTTATTTTCAACCTCAAATAGTATTGTGTTTATTCACTGGCAATGATTGCGTGTCGTCTATAACAATAAATGTCACCAAGACAGAAATAACCATTGATTCCAAAACAAATGAACTGTATGAGGGACGAAAATTCAACACATTGTTGCGAGCGGTTGCAATAATTGTGTCAACCAGTCTTAATGAAAGGGCTAAAATATTGGTGTCTATTGCAACCAATGCGATATCAGCATTGTTGATGATAAAACGGTTTAATGCGGTTCTCCGTGACGGAGACATAAGCAGCAAAACTGTTCCACCCGAAAAACTGGATCAAGTTGTCAAAGATTACATTCGTCAACATGCACTCATGGAAACGTGTGTTGAATTGAATGAGGAGAATATTGCAAATGCAACGGACGTGTTTCATAAAACCATTGAAAGAATGAACTGCGGACCATTAAAAAGTGGAAGAATTTGTAGTTCCGTCACTTCCGATTTACTTAATATACGCCCGCTGACCACTGTAAATGGCAACATCTGTTATGAAATACGTGAAAGTGCAGAATGTGAATGTCCAGTTAAATACGTGTGGACGCTGGAATCAACTACATTTATTGCCATTGCCATGAAATATGATGATATCATTCATATTTTCAACTTAAAACAGGATGGCGTCTTTCCAGACGAGTTTAAAGAATATATTGAACAAATTAAACCCAAGTTGTATGCGTATTTTGAAAGTGGAGTTGGGATTGGTAAAGCTTTTATGATAAGTGATGAGATAAATCGTCGTGATAATCCATACAATTTTGCAATCATACGCCAAGTATCATCTTCATATCAAGGTAAACCGTTAATAGACTTGTCAAATGCAAAAAGGATTGTTGACCAATTAAATGCTGCACTTCAACCGACCTGTCCTGGGTTTCGTTTGGGGATTGATTACATCACAGCATTCCCCCCGGGTAGCATTGCATCGTTGTATACAGACCTTTTTACAAATTCTTATTTTCAACCTCAAATCGTATTGTGTTTATTCACTGGCAATGATTGCGTGTCATCTATAATAATCAAGGTCACCAAGTCCGAAATGTCCATTGATTCCAAAACGAATGAACTGTATGAGGGACGAAAATTCAACACATTGTTGCGAGCAGTTGCAATAATTGTGTCAACCAGTCTTAATGAAAGGGCTGAAAGATTGGTGTCTAATGCATCCAATGTAATATCTGCATTGTTGATGATAAAACGGTTTAATGCAGTTCCCCGTAACGGAGACATAAGCAGCAAAACTGTTCCACCCGAAAAACTGGATAAAGTGATCAAAGAGCATTTTGATCATGTTGGAGGCATGGAAACGTGTGTTGAATTGAATGAGGAGAATATTGCAAATGCAACGGACGTGTTTCATAAAACCATTGAAAGAATGAACTGCGGATCATTAAAAGGTGGAAAAAAGAAATATACTAGAAAGGTCATGAACAAATCAAAAAAACACAAACACAAAAAATACAAAAAAATCACAAAAACTCGCAAATAAAATAAATGACATTTTTCTTTTACAATACAAATTTGTCAAATACACACATTCCTCATTTACTGTTATAAATTGTTTTGAATTATTTTAACCAATTGAGCAATGATGCTGTTGTTGTCTATTTTGTTGTTCCATTTATTGTGCCAGTGATAACAAAAACTTCCTTTAAAAAAATTATTAAAATCATACTGTTTGTCTGTGTTTTTGAAAAATTTATCAGTGCCAATATTGAATGGATTTTTTACCCAATCCGCGTCAAACCATGTGCATGGTAGAACAAGCATGTCCAGCGCTAAATCATATGTCAAACTGGCTTCTTGAAACCCCCAGCCACGATTGCATTTAATTATGAACTCAATGTTTTTTCTCATTTTTTCAGACTGCGGTTCTAATGATATACATATCGCATTGTTTGGATGATTTTGGTTTTCCCATTGATAAACGCATATTTCATTCTCAAAATTGCAAAAAAGGGGGTCAAAACTTCGCAAAATGAAACAATCTAAATCAAACCATATGCCACCATGATTATACAATAAAAACATTCTAACCACATCTGAATAATAAGGAAATTCACGTTTGAAATAAAACTTATTTTTTACAAAATGTGCATTCATTATTTCACTCATCAATGAAAAATTCTGAATTTCAGCATATTTTGCTATTTCAACATTGTATTGATTGGGCGTATTATTTTCCAACCACAATATGATCTTGTGTTTGTTTTGGCGCACATTGAAATAATAACAGGACAACACTGAATACAAGTGTTTTTCACTCAATTCACCATTCCAATAACAATGAAAAATTACCGATTTCCCATATTTTCCTTGCAAATTAATAGCCACATTGATTGTTTCAGTGTAATCAGTTCGGTTTGTAAATAACTTCATTTTATGCACATATGTACATTAGTGATAAGTTATTTCAACATTTTTTCCGTATGAAAGTTTATCCACGATTGCACAAATGTCGTAATGGCCGTGGATGCCAGCAAAAAGAACGCCGCGCTAAACACAATCGTGCGATCAAATGCATTGAATTCTGCCTGATTCGGATTGGTCCACGGATTGAACCGCACCAACAAGAACGCAATTATGAAATACTTTAATATTGAATTCAGCGTGACAAGATATGATGGGGCCACCGTTGCAATACCCAGCAGCGCTATCGCATACAATCCGTACCAGGCATACAGCACACCATAGTAAAAATGTTGAATCCATTCATTCCAATTCATTCGTTTTATTTTATTTAGGGCGTGATGCATGGTGCGTTTAATAGTTGCCAATATTATTTATTTGTATTGTAATAAGTGCAAATCAATAATTATAATTCAATACAATGAACCTGGAACTCTCAAAATTTGACATGCGCTCCATCAGCTTTAGGCCGGATGAAAACAAGGGCCCCGTTATTGTCCTCATTGGCCGCCGTGACACCGGCAAAAGTTTCCTCGTCCAGGACCTCATGTTCCACCACCAGGACATACCCATCGGCACCGTCATCTCCGGCACAGAGGCCGGCAACGGCTTCTTCGCCGCCCACGTCCCAAAGCTTTTCATCCACGACGCTTACAACACCGCCATCATTGAAAACATCCTCAAACGTCAAAAAGCCGTCCTCAAACAAATGAAAAAGGAGATTGAAACGTACAAACGCTCCACCATTGACCCCCGCACCTTCGTCGTCCTGGATGACTGTTTGTATGACAACAAATGGACCAAGGACGTCATGATGCGCCTCCTATTCATGAACGGGCGTCATTGGAAGATCATGTTAGTCATCACAATGCAATATCCGCTCGGCATTCCGCCCAATTTGCGCACGAATATTGATTACGTGTTTATCCTGCGCGAGCCCTACATTGCCAACCGCAAACGCATCTACGAGAACTACGCGGGCATGTTCCCCACGTTTGAGAGCTTCTGCCAGGTGATGGACCAGTGCACCGAGAATTTTGAGTGCTTGGTGATCAATAACAACGCGAAATCCAACAAACTGCAGGAGCAAATCTTCTGGTACAAGGCGCAACAGCACGGCCCGTTCAAGCTGGGGTCTAAGGAATTCTGGGAAATCTCCAAAGATCTGCACTCGGATGATGAAGAGGAGAACTATGACCCCAAAAACTCGGGCAAAAAGGGGCCCAAAATCAACGTAAAAAAGAGCAAATGGTAAAATAAAAATATTGACATAATTCATAAAATGTATTTAAAACGTAGTCGCAAAAGCAAAAGACACTTTAGGCGTCGTTCAATCCGACACCGAAGACGGACGCATAACCGGAAAGGAGGAGGGAAAGCGGAGTTAGAAGCAGAACTGGCACAACTTGAAGCGAACTGGAACCCGGACTCTAGTGCAACACAGAATGCACAAATTGCTGCACAGTATGAATTTAGAAGAAGAACTTTGCTTTACCAAATTGCCATTGCTTCTCGCAAAGAAGAACAAGGAATAGCTGCTGCTGAAGCAGCGACCGCGAGAGCAGAAGCAGCCCATGAAGCAGCATTGGCTGCTAGAGAGAGGTTTGAGCAGGAGCGCCAAGCACGTGAGGAAGCAGGAAGACAACAACAAGCACGGGAAGACGCGCGGATGGCTTTGTTGTCACGCCAGGTTGGCCCAGGGGCCGTGAGAGCAGTAGCAAGCCATGAATCATTAGAGGATAGTAGAGCTAGGATTGGGCAGCAGCAGCTATCATATGAGGCAGCAGGAAGACAACAACAGGCGCAGCAAGACGCGCAGATGGCTGACTGGGCACGCCGGTTTGGCCGCCCACAATGAGTCGCAAAATGCCACTTTTTATGTGATAATCATTTATTGAATTTCTCTCTAATCCGAATTTCAATAAACCAATGAGGATGTTTAGAACGATGCAACACCATCTTAAGTGCATCATCGGTTGCCAGGATTTATCCATTTTGATTTTGTAAAATGAAAGAAAATGGACGGAATATGGAATATAAATCATAATGTACGCATTCATATCTGCACGCATTTGGCGGCCTTGGTCATGATGACCTTGCCCGGGGTTTCAGTGCGCCGCACGTATTTGATTGGCAAGTAATTCACGCCCACATTTTGAAGACTGCGAACGCCTGGTGCAGCCCGTTCTTTGACCAGCGTGGCTGCGCGTTTAATGACGTCGGCGTCGTAGGTGCCCGGTTTTGCCGTGTTTGTAACAACGGCGTGCGCGCTGGGGAAGTCCTTCAAATGGAACCACATGGCGTGCTGCGGTGCGCCCTTGACGAGTGCGTCATTCTCGGCCTGATTTGCGCCTATATAAATTTTATAGTCGCCGTTGAAAATCTCGGAATACATGGTTAATAGCATGTTATCATTATAATTTAAATAAATTTAAATCAATTTTTATAAATTAAACATTGATTTAAAAATTGAATGCCAAATCCAAATATACATCACAGATACAACAATATCACCAGACATAAAATAAGTCCAATGAATTTCATCCGAAGAATGCTGAAACCCGTTGCAAATGCAACAAATGGACCCACCACTACCAAATTAGGAAGGTGGCAGCTGCACTATGACCCCAAGGTTGTGAATTCCAAAGTGGATCAGGCGAATGAAGACCACTGTGGATGCTGCCATGAGCCTACCCAGCACCAGTCACTGAAAAAGGAGCAAATGCTCCATCAGAAGCAAAAATGGCAAGAAAAACAACGACGCAGTTACACGCAAAAACATCTGCAAAAAATTTCCGACTCAGAAGAGTATTACATTCCATACATGATGTAAATGTCATGCACATCCAATTAATGTGACCAACTATCAACCATTTTTTATTGCACGTTTTCAGTTGCAGTTACACACAACGGAGTCATATTGCAAAATGCCTTCTCATGACAGATAATGTTTATTTTAAATTTTAATATAAAATGATACAAATTATATTAACAAAATCATGAATGATGCGCATCATTAATCCACCTCTTCAAAATCGGCGACAGAAGTCGCATCGTCAGTAACAGCAGCAGCAGCAATCGCAGCGGTCGGTTGGTGCATCAACTTTGACAGACCGCGATCCGACTGGTCCGGGTGCAGCACCACATTCTCGGCATTGAACAGCTGGTTGCGAATTTCATCTGCATTGAGATCCGATCCGTCAGCCGGCTCGGGATCTACTGCAAAATCAGACCCCTGTGTCTGCGAAACGCCCACTAATTCACCCTCATTGTTCAGCGTCTGCGTCAGCTTGTTGCCGCTCTTGGCCGCCAGCGCCTTGTTCTCGTCAATCGCCTTCTGCTTGGCCTCCTTCACGCGCTTGTCAAACTCCGTCTTCGCCTGCTCCTCGTTCTTTTTCTTCTCGCTCATCAACTGGTTCAGCGTGTCCTCCATGTACTCCACCCGCCCAGTCTTGTAGGCCTCGGGATGGAACGGCACCCACAGGCCCACCGGGCCCACAAACACGTCGTGGTTCGGGTCCACCTCGCGCAGCATCTTGCAGCGCAGCTCAGCCTCCTTCTGCGAGGGAAATACGCCGCGCACCTTGAGCCCGCGCACCGACGTCTGGAACTCGTGCTTGGCGCCAAACTCCTCGTCCAGGCGCTCCTCATGCAAGTCCAGGAACGACTTGTAGTCATCCACGATGTCGGTCTTTGCGATCAGCTCCTTCTCGGACTCCTTGAACTGCTGAAAGTCCTCGGTCAGCTTGTCAAACTTTACGCCGTACTTGTACGACACGAAATTCAGGAACTGCAGGAATTTGTCAGTGGATTTGTTGATGTCCCAGTGCTGCACAAACGCTTGAAAGAAGTAGTGCTCGCGCTGTTTGATAATATGCTCCGGGGAAATGAAGGAAAGGCACGCGAACTTTTGGCCTGCAATCGGCTTGTCCTCGTCCAGCAGGTCCACGTATTTAGGGTTCACTGTGCCGTCGGACTGATTCTGTAGCGTAACGCCTCTCAAGTTGTCGGTCATTGATTGATTTGATTGTTTGGTTTATGGTTGTGCAACGTATGTAATATTTCGGATTTGATTTTAAGCCATTTTTGAACAAATGTATTAACATTATTATATTTGGCATATTTGCAAATAATTGAAAATGACATTTATTGCATTCCATTGCATTTTTTTTTCTTGTTGCATTATATAATCAACAAATCACACAAACAAAATGATCGGCGGTGTTCTGGATTTAGGCGAGTTGGTCAAACGCGCCATTAAATATTTGGTTGAAGGTGCCCTGGTCGCCCTGGCCGCTTACTCCATCCCCCAGCGCAAGCTGAACCTGGATGAGATCGGTCTGATTGCCCTGGTTGCTGCGGCCACCTTTAGCATTCTTGACACCTACGTGCCCACCCTGGCCGTGTCTGCCCGCAGCGGTGCTGGCTTCGGTATCGGCGCCAACCTCGTCGGCTTCCCCGGCAACGTTCTCAAGGTTTAAGGATGTTAAGGCATCAAGCAATGCATTCAATTGTTCTTGTGTTTCCGCTGTTGGATCCATTGGTTCGTCTGCTTGTTGTGCTAC